GCCGAGACGATCGACGGCGACGGGCCGTACCCGCCGAACGACAACGGGTCCTCCGGCCCGAGCGCGGCCAAGGCCGCGAAGAACCTGGGCCTGATCTCCGGGTACCTGCACTGCCTGTCCCTGGCCGACGTGCTCGACGCGCTGGAGGAGCACCCGGTCTGCATCGGCTCCAACTGGTACGACTCGATGGACCGCCCCGACAGCTCGGGCCTGGTTAGCATCAGCGCGGGAGCCAGCATCCGGGGCGGCCACGAGTACCTGTGCCGGGGCAAGGACGTGGACCGCCAGCTCGTCTTCCTGGACAACTCCTGGGGCACCGGCTTCGGCGTCAAGGGCAGCTTCTCCTACTCCTGGGCCACCCTGGAGCGGCTGCTGGGCGAGCAGGGCGACGGCACCGTATCGCTCCCGCTCACCGTCACCCCGCCCGCCCCGGTTCCCGTGCCGGTTCCCGTGCCGGTTCCCGTGCCGGTGCCTGCTGACGACGCGGACCTGGCCCTGTTCCGCCAGACCCAGGCATGGGCGGGCGAGCACCACGTCGGCCAGAACAAGGCCGTGGCCGGGGACCTGGCGCGCTGGTACTCCGCGAAGGGCTTCCGCTGATGGACGAGGCAGCAGAGAAGCCGCAGCGGATACACGGCCGGTCACCGGGACTCTGGGACGCGCTGCGGGACTCCGGGATCGTCCGCGAAGACGATTACGTGCGCCGGGTGATCATCGACATCGACGTGCGCAGTGCCGTGACCGTCTACATCGAGCGGTATGCCGACACGCGGGTGCTGGAGCTGCTGCCGGTCCTCGGCCACGGCAGCGCGGAGATCCGGTGGGCGGACAAGATCCCGGAGACGGTCGCGGAAGCCGAGTCGGTATGACGTGCCCGGGACACCAGCTCATCGTCGTCGTGGATGACTGGGCAGCCCCGCCGTCCCCGCCGTCCCCGCCGCCGGACCGGGAGTTCCGGGATATTGCCGCATGGCGGTCCTGGCAGCTAGACGCCATGCTCGCGGCCAGCATCAGCAAGCCGAAACCGCTGTGCCTCACCGCCGGCATCTGAGGAGGAGAGCATGAAAGTCCTGGTCGTGCACCCGGGGCCGGATTTCAGCGTCCACGACGTCTACATCGGCTGGGTCGACGCGCTGGCCGCCCTGGGCTGCGAGGTAGCCGGGTACAACCTGAACGACCGGCTCATCTTCTACAACATGGCCCTGATCGACACCGGCATCACGGACGAGGAGGGCCACCCGATCGTCAAGTCGGCCATGACCAGGGAAGAAGCCTGGTTCGCCGCCATGCAGGGGCTCTCGCACCAGGTGCTCTGCATGGACCCCGATGTCGTGCTGTTCATCAGCGCGTTCTTTGCCGGGGCCACGACCCTCCAGATGCTCCGCACCCGCACGCGGTCCAGGGTCGTCATCCTGCATACCGAGTGCCCGTACCAGGACAGCGAGCAGGCCACGCGCGCCGCGTTCGCCAGCCTGAACCTGCTCAACGACCCGGTGAGCCTGCCGCAGTTCCGGCAGTTCGGGCCGGCCGAGTACATGCCGCACGCCTACCGGCCGGAGATCCACCACCCCCGGACCGGGCCGCCCGACCCGGAACTGGCGAGCGACCTGGTGTTCATCGGGTCAGCGTTCAGCTCGCGCAAGCAGTTCTTCGAGGCGATGGACCTGACCGGGATCGACGTCCTGATCGGCGGGGCCGACTGGGGCAGCCTGGATCCGGATTCGCCGCTCGTCTCGTTCGTCGGCACCATCCAGGGCGCCCCGGACTGCGTGGACAACCCGCAGGCGGCCGGGCTGTACCGGCACAGCAAGGCGGGCATCAACTTCTACCGCCGCGAGGCCGAGGAGGACGCCCTGGCGGGGGTCGCGATGGGGCCGAGGGAAGTGGAGATGGCCGCCTGCGGCCTGTTCTTCCTGCGCGACCCGAGGCCGGAGAGCGACGAGACGTTCCCGATGCTGCCGGCCTTCACCGGGCCGGAGGACGCCAGCGGGCAACTGCGCTGGTGGCTGGCGCACGACGCCGAGCGCGAGGAGGCGGCGGCCAAGGCCCGCGCGGCCATCGCGGGCCGGACGTTCGAGGCGAACGCACGGTGGTTCCTGGAACTGGCGGAGGGCCTGTAACGAGCAGTGCCCCCGCCACGGCGTGGGCAGGGGCACCACTGCGCCGCAGACATCCCAACGGCAGGTAACCGGGACCCATCATACGCCCCGGCCTCCCTCCGGCCAGTCCGGCTCCGGGTCCAGCTCGCCCAGAGCCCCCGGGCTCAGGCGTTCCAGGGTCTCGCTGAGCTTCCCGAGCACGCTGGTGAACATGGCGACGTCGGCCGTGACCTGGACGTAGCCCTTGGCCATCTTCGCCCAGGCGGTCCGGAACCCGGGATCGCCGTCCCAGTCGTCCAGGATGACGGTCAGCGGGATGCTCATGCCAGCTCGTCCCGGATCGCGCCGGCGGCTATCCGGAACGAGCTGCCGTTCCGGAGGGTGATCCCGGCGGGGCGGTTCTCCTGGTGCTCCCGGCTGACGGCCTCGCCCAGCGTGCCGTCCTCGGCCGCCTGTATCAGCCGGGTCATGGCCTCGACCGTAACCCCGCGCGGGATGACCATCTCGCCGTTGCGCAGCCAGACCCGGATGATGCCGGCAACCAGGTCGACCTCCATCGTGCCGGGCTCGGGCCTGGTCCAGTCATCCATGACGACGCTCAGCCGGATCTCCCGCATGACCGTCATTCTAGGTGCGGCAGGCCGCCGCCGTCCCGGACCTCGATCGGCATCCCGAACAGCATGGTCACCCCGTCCGGCACGTACGACTGGAGCTGGCCGGCCAGCATGAACTCGGCCTGGAGGCCCAGGTACGAGTTCAGGTCCATGACCCACCGGCCCCGGTGCCGGGGCGGGGTGGCCGAGTAGACCCGGGCGCAGAACCCGGCCCAGGTGACCGGGGAAAACGGCGGGTCCGGGGTTCCGGGCCGGAGCCACTCATCTAGGACGATGTACAGATCGGCCTGGCCCATACAGAAATAATAGGGGTGGCGGCGCACCCGGCGCATTCCGTTCCGCCTGGCCAGGGCGTACTCGTCAGCCGGCTTTAGACCCGTTTCCGCCTGGCGCCTCGCTACTGACGCACTCACGGGCCGCGCGGAGGGGTTTTCCCGTGCCCCTACTTATACCTATCCAGGTTTCCCGGGTTTCGTGCGGCTACCGCCATTCCAGGTTGGCCAGGCTGTCGTCGGCCTTGCCCTTGCTGCCGTGCCTGGCCCGCCGGCCGAGGGCCGGGCCACGGAACGCGGACAGGACGAGGCGGCCGACCGGGACCATCTGCTGGCATCCGTACCTAGACAGGATGACAACCCGGTAACCTTTGCTGTTCAGTTGCGGATCGAGCAATCCCCCGGCCGTGGCCGCGCGGGGCAGCGAGTAAATGCTGCCGAGGTCGGACACCTCGTAGAAACCCGCGTAACCGGGCACCGGAAGCCACTTCTCGTCAAGCGGCCGTCTCGGCGGGATCTTCGTGGACGGGCCGTTTACCCTGATGCGCCGGTTGTGGGCCTGTTCCCACCGGGTGGCCCAGCTCACTTTACCTGGCCCGTAACCATCGTTGTTATCGACTCGTTCGAGAGTCAGTCCTGGCGGACGCGGCCCAATCTCAGCCTCGATGTCTTCAACGAACAACCGGACATCGTGCCACCGTTTGCATACAGATATCCCTCGGCCACCGTAATTCTTCCAGCCAGCATCAGCAGGGTTCTCGCAGCGGCGGATCATGCTTGTCCAGGTGGGATACAGGGGATGCAGCGAGAGACCGTGAGTCCTGGCAGCCACCTGATCATTCTATTCAGGTTGTTCATAAACTGGTGCGCAGGAAGGGCATTTACACTGGTAAGAACACTGCCGAGGCCCGTAGCTGCTACAGCGCACGGATGAGGAGCCGGCTCCCTCTCAGATTCTTGAGGAGCCCTCTTGTCCAGAATCCACGGCCGCAACGGCGTTGCCTACGTCTCGGTGGACGGCATCGGCGGTCCTAACCCCATCGCCTCACCGATGGCGTTCCTGAGCGACTGGTCGATCAACTTCACCGTCAACAAGGTCGAAGTCACGGCCATGCTCGACACCAACCTCATTTATGTCGCAGGTCTCCCTGACGCATCAGGAGACTTCACGGGTTTCTACGACACCGCTACTGCCCAGACGTACGTCGCTGCCACAGACGGACTTCCCCGGAACTTCTACCTTTACCCGTCCAACCTGGCAGCCCAGATGTCCCCGGTCCCGCAGTACTTCTTCGGCACCATCCTCCCCGACTACTCACTCGCGGGCGGCGTCTCGGCGGCGGTCTCGCTCAAGAGCACCTGGAACGCGGCCAGCCGGATCGCCAGGTACCCGACTTACGGCCTGCCCGGAACCTGACCTGAGCCCGGCCGGGGCATGCAGCGGGTGCGGTGCCCCGGCCGCCTGCACCCGCACGCACCCGGAACAGGAGAATCACCATGTCACAGACAGAAGAAGCCGGCCTGGACATCGACATGGACGCCGAGCTGGCACGAATCCAGGGCGCGGTCGCCGGGACGGAACCGCTGCCCGACCCGCGCGAGGAAGCCGTCCCGCGCGAGGAAGCCGTCCCGGTCGTGGTCGAAGGCACGGTGACCGACAACCGCCGCACCGTGGAGTTCCTGGGCGGGAAGTTCAGGATCGCGGACAAGATCGGCACGATGCCGCTGCTCAAGTTCTCCATGTACGCAGACTTGTCCGTGCAGGACCCGAGAGCCCTGGCCGCGATGTATGCCATGCTCCGGGACTGCATCCACCCCGGCACCCCGGCCTGCGGCAAGTGCGAGAAGTGCGAGACAGGCGACGAGACGAGCTGCGCGGACTTCGACCCGGGTGACTGGGGCAGGTTCGAGAACCACGCCATGGACAAGCGCGCTGACGCCGAAGACCTGATGGACGTCATCACCAGGACCATGGAGCTGCTGGCCGGCCGCCCTACCGGGCCGTCCTCTGGCTCCTCACCTGGGCGACGGCCCATCTCGGCAGGCTCGACGGCACGCTCCTCCGCTCGTCGTCGCGGGGGATCGAGGCACTGACGCCGAGGCAGCTCTGCAATGTCGCCTACTCGATCCGGGCCGAGGGGCTGAGTGACGAGGAGACCGAGCAGCTAGACGTCGCGATCGGGATGAAGGAAGACCCGGCCGAGGAGGCCCTGGAAGCCCTCCGCGAGCACCAGGAGGCGATGGGGATGACGTTCGAGAACCCGGACGCCCCGGTGAGCGCGCCTGACAGCAGCGGCACCCCGGCGTGGATGCAGCGGGACGAGGAGATCCGGTGACGATCGCGGGCGAGATCCACTGGGACGAGAGGGCGCTGGACGACCTGTTCAACTCACCGGACGGGCCGGTCGGCAGGATGCTCCTGGGCCTGTCCGTGCAGGTGGCCGACGTGGCCCGCAGCGTCGTCCGGGTCCGCGACCCGCTGACCCGGGACCGGCGCAGGAGGGCCGGGCGGAACTCCACCGCGCACCCGCCCGGCTACACCAAGGCCCTGATCCGGCCGCACCTGGGCCGGGGCACGATCACCGGGAACCTGTACGGCGGCGCCAACGCGCCTGGGTCTCCCGGCATCTTCCTGGAGTACCCGGCCAGCCAGATGGACGACAGGTACCCGTTCCTGACCACGGGCCTGGACTCCATCTCGGGGGTCTTCTGATGGCGGCGGGGGTGATCCGGAGTGGCCGGCAGGGTTCTCGGTGACGCCCTCGTCGTCATCAACCCGGACACCACGGGCTTCCGGCAGCTCGCGGACGTGCAGCTCCGCAAGCAGCTCGCCGGGTTCCGGCCCAACGTCATGCTCGGGATCGACGCCAAGGAGGCCAATCTCGCCCTGACCGGCATCCAGGCCCGGATCAAGGCGATGTCCGGCCGGCTCACCGAGCTGCGGATCGGCGCGGACGGCAAGCAGGCCGAGGCGGCCATCACCAAGATCCAGGCCCGGCTGGCCCTCGTCGCCAGTCAGATGGCCAGCCTGACGATGGGGGCGGACACCAAGAAGATCGACGCGGCCATCGCGAAGGAACAGGCCGGGATCGCCCGGCTCAAGCAGCAGATGAGCAAGCTGTCGCTCGATGCCGACGACGCGAAAGCCGCCGCGCGGATCGCGAACCTGGAGGCCCGCGCCGCGCACCTGCGGAAAGACCTGAAAGACATGCCTGCCGGGGTCGACATCAGGAAGGCAGCGGCCAATATCGTCGCGATAGAAGCCGAGCTGAAGGTACTCCGCGCTAACGCCAACGCGGTCCGGATCGCGGCCGACAGGAAGTCGTTCACGGCCCAGATCGCCGCGTCCGAAGCCGAGGTCAGGCGGCTCAAGCAGGAGGCGTCCGACATCCGCCTCGGCGCGAATGTCAACATGGGCAAGCTGCTCACGGCCGAGGCGACGCTGCTGGAGATCGAGCACACCGTAAGCACGTTGCCCGTGGCCGCCGCGACGGGCGATGTCGCGCTCGGGGTGCTGGGCAAGGCCCTGGTCGGCACCGGCACGGGGTGGGGCTTCCTGACCCGGAGCGTCGTGCTGTTCGGCGGGGCATTCAACCGGGTCCTGCCGGTCG